GCGTCGACACCAAGACGCGGCACGAGATCTACCAGATCGACCGGAACATCGGCCTTCGCAACGTCGACGAGTTGCGCGCACTGGAGGACGAAGAGCCCTTGCCGGACGGGCAGGGCCAGTCCTACACCCCCCTCGCCGCGAAGCCGGCGACTACGTCCAGCCGGGAGGCATTGTGACCATCGAGACCCGCCACACCGCGGGCGTCGTGCAACTCCGCAAGGCGGAGGACGGCACGGTCCGCATGGGTGGATATGCCCTCAAGTTCAACCGCCTGTCACAGAACCTCGGCGGGTTCGTCGAGCGGGTCGCTCCCGGCGCTGTCGCCAAGACGCTGCGCGATGGGGGCGACGTCCTGGCGCGCTACCAGCACCTCGACGAGTACCTGCTTGGGCGGACTCTGTCGCAGACTCTCCGGCTCGCTGTCGACGACACTGGCTTGGACTACGAGGTTGACCTGCCCGACACGCAATACGCCCGCGACTTGGCTGCCCTCGCCGAACGAGGTGACGTGCAGCACTCGTCGTTCGCGTTCCGCACCATCACCGACGAGTGGGGTTTCACCGAGCAGGGCTTCCCGCTGCGGACCCTGCTGGAGATCCAGCTCGTTGACGTCGCCCCGGTGGTCAACCCGGCATACCTGGACACGACCTCTGGCCTGCGGACGCTGGCCGAGGCGCGTCATCTCGACGAGGCAACCGTGCTCGCCGCAGCCCGCGAGGAACGACTTGCGGAGATCATCGCTCCCCCTGCGGAGCCCAACGACAAGCGCGACATCGGGCCGGGCGAAACCCACCCGCTTATCGCGCTGCGGCAGCGCCAGGCCGCGTTCGCTCAACGGCGCACCCCTCGCTGAGGCCGGGCGACACCCACCTCGCAAACGTCCACTGACCCCCGGAAGGCATCGCCTCCGGGGGTTTCCCATGCCTCGCGAGAAACGGAGACATCATGTCCGAGGCTTTGATTCAGCGGCTCAAGGAGAGCCGAGCCAACATCTGGGAGCAGGGCAAGGCGCTGCTCGACAAGGCCGAGGCCGAGGGCCGCGACCTGAACGCCGAGGAGGCCTCCTCCTGGCAGAAGATCAACAGCGACATCGACGCTGTCGACCAGCGCGTCAAGGGCCTCGAGGACGTCCTCAAGCGTGACGCCGAGATGGTCGAGACGTTCGCCCGGCTGGAGAACACTCCGGCCGCGCGCGGCATCCCTCGCGATGAGAAGAACGAGCAGGTTCGCGCCTTCCTCAAGGGCGAGTCCGGTCGGTCGCTCACCGTCGCCGCCGACACCACGTTCCGTGACCTGGTCAAGGGCACGGCGACCGCTGGCGGCAACACCGTCCCGACGTCGTTCTACGGGCAGCTTGTCGAGCACATGATCGACATGTCCGCGATCCTCTCTGCTGGCCCGACCGTCCTGGAGACCTCGGGCGGGGAGACCATCGAGGTTCCGATCACGACCGCCCACGGGTCGGCTGCGATCGTCGCTGAGGGCGGGGCCATCACGGAGAACGACCCGACGTTCGGGAAGCGCTCGCTCGGTGCCTACAAGTACGGCGACCTGATCCAGATCGCGCGCGAGCTGGTCGACGACACGGGCGTGGACCTGCTCGGGTACGTCGCTCGGCAGGCTGGTTGGGCTGTCGGCAACGCGTTCGGTGCCCACCTGGTGACCGGCACGGGTTCCTCGCAGCCGGCCGGCATCGTCACGAACGCGACGCTTGGCGTCACGGGCGGGACGACCGTGTCCGGCGCGTTCACCGCCGACAACCTCATCGACCTGTACCACTCGGTCATCGCCCCGTACCGGCGCTCCCCGTCGTGTGCGTGGCTCATGCGGGACGCCACCCTGGCGTCGCTGCGCAAGCTCAAGGACACGACCAACCAGTACCTGTGGCAGCCGGGCTTGACGCTCGGAGCCCCGGACACCCTGCTGGGCAAGCCGGTCTACACCGACCCCAACGTGGCGGCCGTGGCGCTGTCGGCCAAGTCGGTGCTGTTCGGCGACATCTCGCGGTACTTCGTTCGCCTCGCGGGCGGCGTGCGGTTCGAGCGCTCGGATGACTACGCCTTCGGCAACGACCTCGTGTCGTTCCGGTGCATCGTCCGCGGAGACGGGCTGCTCGTCGACCAGACGGGCGCGGTCAAGTACTTCCAGGGCGGCGCGTCCTGAGTAGTGGCGGGCGGGTGGCTTGTCCACCCGCCCGCTCCCTCAACCACAAGGAGGCGCGCCATGCGCGTTGTTATGCGTGCCCGTATCAGCGGGACCCGGAACGGCAACGAGTGGCCGGCGATTGGCACAGAGGTTGACCTCCCCGACGCGGAGGCCGTCGACCTGCTGAATGCAGGACTCGCCTCCGCTGCGGAGTCAGCCCCGGTCGAGACGGCCACTGCTCGGCCCGCCGAGACCGCCACCCGTCGCCGCAAGGCCTGACCCGTGTCCGTCATCCTCCTGGACGAGGTGATGGCCTACCTGCGCATGTCCCCGTCGTCGACCAATGTTGACGAGGCCGTGCTACAGGCGACCATCGACACGGCTGAGTCGCTGGTCGCCCAGCGGGTCGGTCCGCTCGCGTCCGGGGCGCAGTCCTCGATCCTGTTCGGCGGGCCGTCGTTCGTCCTGCCGACGACGACGACTGCCATCACGTCGGCGACCGACCTAGACGGCAACGCCGTCACGTCCGGTTTCCGCCTCGGCGTCGGCGGGGTCGTCACCAACTCGTCGTGTGCGCTGGGGACGTGGACGCTGGTCTACACCGCAGGTTGGGCCGAGCTGCCCGCGCCGATCCGCACGGCCGTCCTGGAACTCGTGAGCCACCTGTGGCGACCCCAGCGCGGAACAGCCACTCGGCCCGTCGATGACTCGCCCGCGCCCGGCTACCTCATCCCGAACCGGGTCCGCGAATTGCTGGACCCCTTCACGCTTCCGGGCTTCGCGTGACCGCCTCTGCCGTCCCGCAGTTCATGCGGGCGCTGCGCGACGGGTTCTCTGGGCTCTTCACTGACGTGAATGTGACGCTCGGGGTCCATCTCGACAGCACCCCGGGAGCGCGCGTCTGGGTCGGCTATGACGACCCGACACTCCAGTCGACCCCAACATCGGCGCGGTCCCAGCAGGCGCTAGCCACGATGGGCACCCGCAACCGGGATGAGGCCGGCGAGGTGTCGTGCGCCGTGTTCGTCGAGCGCGGCGACGACGACATGGACGCCGCGCTCTCTGAGGCCGAGGGCGTGGTCGACCAGATCGGCGCATGGCTCGCGCACGACGCCTTCCAAGACTTGCCGGCCTTCACCACTGTCCTGTTCGGAGATTCGGTCCAGTGGCTCATGGACCGCACCGAATACGGCGCGGCCGTCCTCGTGCAGTTCTCCGTCGCCTTCAAGGCTCGCATCTACCCCTGACCACCACCCCCGTAGCCCCTTGCGCCGCAACGGGGTTCGTTCGCCATGCCCTGGGAGGCGCCGTGAAGATCCGCAACATCAACCCGCTCGGTCGGGTCGACGTGCCGCTGCTGCGCCGTCAGGGCGACATCGAGGGCGAGGGCCGTGGGTGCCTGGAGCCCGGCGAGGTCATCGAGGTGCCCGACGCGATCGGGGCCGCCCTGCTGGAGCAGACCACCAACTTCGAGGCCGTCGCCGATGAGCCTCGCACCGCCCGCAAGGAGGCCGTGAAGTGACCACCCCCCAGGACTGTTCGGTCGGGCTCGGCGTTGAGTCCGTCTACGGGACCGGCGTCACGCCGACCCGCTGGTTCGAGTTCCTCGACGAGTCGTTCAACTACGCGAAGAACGTCAAGCAGGGTCAGGGCTTCCGGGTCGGTTCCCGCGTCGCCCGTTCGGGCCGGCGCGTCGTCGCGTCCGCCGAGGGCTCCGGGGACCTGACCGTTGAGGCGGTGACCAAGGGCCTCGGGCTGCTGTGGCAACTGGCGGTCGGGTCGGGCACGTCGACTCTCGTGTCGGCTGGGCTCTACCAGCAGGTGTTCACGCTGGCCGACGTCCCGGCGTCCGCGACGATCCAGAAGGGCATCCCGCGCGCTGACGGCACGGTCGATGCCTACACGTTCACCGGCTGCATGGTCGAGAGCCTGACCATCGACTGCCCCAACGCGGACGTCGTGAAGGTGAAGACGTCGTGGAACGCCAAGGACGTGACGACCGCGACGGCATACACCGCGCCGTCCTACCCGACGACCCCGAGCCTGTTCACGTTCTCTCACGGTGCGATCTACAGCGGCACCCTCACGGCCCCCACGGCGACGGCTCTCGGCTCGGCCCCTACCGCAGTTGCAGGCATCCGGTCCGGCTC